TATATGCTACTTTAAAAGCTCGTCTAAAAACATTTAGTGAATGACAGTATTAGAAATGCATCATGCGGTAGAACAGGGGCTGCAAAAAGTAGCGTCTAACTCATTCGACACATATTTGCCGGAAGAGATAGACTTTGCTTTGAATAAAATGCAAGAAAGATTTATAAAACAAAGATTCTTTTTTGCCTCAGATCCCAAGAGGCAAGGTCTTCACGGATCTCAAAAAAGAGTAGATGATTTGAGAATTCTCACAGAACTAGATTACCTAGACACTGTTGTAACGCCAAATCCTGCTAGAGATTATGAAGACTTTGACCTACCTACTGATTATATGTTTCTGATTAATAGTAGAGTAAAAATACTTTACGATGATTGTAAAATAGATCCTGAACTTGTATCTAATGGTAAATTTGATACGACTAGTTCATGGGTATTAGGAGATGGAACAGATGATAGATGGACAATAAGTAACGGACTTTTATCACATAGTACAGGATCTGATAGTAGCTACCAAGAAGCAGCTTCACAAACATTAGAAGAAGTAAGAAGAGGTGAAACTTATCTTGTAACCTTTATATTACAAAGACCAGGTGTTTCAGCTGGTTATAATGGAAGTTTTACAGTTTCTCTTGGATCTCCTGTCACAGGAGGTATAAATACATCGCTTACATTTAATTATGATGCTAGTGCAGTAGCAGACGGATCAGCAACTATATATCAAAGTACATCTTTAGATAGTTCTGGTAACAATACTATTGAAAAGCAAATAGAATTACAAGCGTTAAGTGATCAAGCGGCAATAACTTTTACTCCTAGTCAAGATTTTGATGGAGTAATAGATAATGTTTCTGTAAAGAGGATAAAAGAGATTCCACTCAGGATAGTAGAACCTGATGATGCTTACAATATTTTAGGTAATCCTTTTGCTACTTCTACTGACCAAAGTGCGTTCGGTATTATAAACGGCACTCTAATTAAGGTCTTTAGAAACACAAAAAACAACAAAAGTTATCTATTAAAAAGCTTGAGAGCAGATTACATTAGGATTCCTGTAGAAATCTCTCTATCTTCGAATGTAGATTGTGAACTCGCAGATCACACACATCAAGAAATAGTAGACCTTACGGTCAAGCACTTATTAGAAGCCACAGAGTCGCAGAGATATCAGACTAACACAGTTGAAAGTTCACAAACTGAATAATTTATTTTATAATTTCTAAATTTTAATATTATGGCAAATCTTAAAAAAGAAGTATTGATCGTAAACAGTGATGCTATTGCGTCTTCAGCTTTCGAAGCAGCTAAGTTTGGCTTCGTAGAAAATGGATCAGATTTC